ACCAGTACGGTGCTGCTGTAAATGATTATGAATACAATACAAAAATAGATCCAAAAACTGCTGCTAATAAAACTAAAGCCGGTACTGTTGGAATGGGTCGCCTTCTAAAATTAACTGGTTGGGGCTTGCTTGGATCTGCTGCTCTTGAAGCATTGCTTGAGGCTGTAGATTGGGTTATTGACCCTGAGACACAAAGCATTTGGCGAAATAAGAAAAATGATAATCCAGAATACGGTTGTTTTTATAGAGATGGTTCTGGAAAATCTATTGACTTTGTTTTCTCTGGTATTAAGCCTGAACCATGTCCGCTTACGGCTTTGCAGGCTGCTGCTGATTTAAACGCTCAAACATATTCACCCCCTCGTAATTATGAATTTGTTGGATGGACAATTCCTCCTGTCCAAAATTCCAATGTAAACCCTCAGGGTAAATTTAAATTTACAGAAAGCGGTTCAGAGTACTATGAAACTTTTACTCTTGGCACAACACCTAAGCAAGATACTGCACCTGCTGAAAAAGAATATTTAACTCCTGAACAATTGGCTGACTATGCAAATCATACTCATCCTGATTATGCCGATCCTGATCTAGCTCCAAAGCTTGATCCTAAATATTCACCTAAAATTGCTGAAGATCTTTGGAAACCTTCAAACGATTGGGAAAAAGAAAACTCTCCTACGGTTAAAGAAGTTGAGCGTAAGCTAGATGAAGCTCAGCCAGAGCCAAAAGAAGATCCTGAAATCACCCCTAATCCTGAAACAGGTGGTTCTGTTTTACCTTCTTTTTGTTCTTGGGCTGTCTCAGTATGTGAATTTATAAAGTGGGCTAAAGAGCCACCAGAATCACCTGAATCAATTGACGTTCCAGAAAAAGAACTTGAGAAAAAGGAAATTAAAAAAGACCTTATTACAGCAAATGTAAGCTCATGTCCTGCTGATATTAAATTTGATGTACAGAATTTGCCTTTTGGTATTCAAGTAAAAAATGGTGTTCAGATGCAACCAATCTGCGACACGATTGAACCTCTTAAATATGTTTTTCAGCTTATGACTTTTGTTCTTTGCGGCTTTATTTTATTGAGGGTTTAATAGTGTCTAAGTTACTTGCTCTCGTTTTAACTTCTTTGATTTCTAGTGTAATTGCACGTGTTCTTATGGGTGCAGGTCTTACTTTTATTACTTATAACTGGGTCAAAGATATTTTAGATGATCTAATTATTGAGGCTCAAAAGTCTTTAGATAATCTTCCTGAAATTGCGCTTTCATTTTCTAAACTTTTAACGCTTGATCTATGTCTATCAATGCTTTTATCCACTATACAACTTGTCTTATTTATCAAGTGTGCTCGTTTATGGGTTGGAAAATCTTAACACATTTGAAGCGATCGCTACGCGCGCGCGCTGGGCGGGATGAGCCTGCGATTCCTGCTTAGTGTGCGCGTGGGGAGATCGTAAAAAGGGGTAAATTATGCTTACAGCTATATCAGCACCACCTGGATCAGGTAAGTCACTTTGGTGTGTTGAATTACTAGAAACAACATCTAGAAAAAATCCTAACCGGATGATTTTTACAAACATCATTGGAATTAATATTCCAGGTGTTTTACCAATTACTTCGTCAACAAATAATCCTTTTGATTGGCGTGATCTTCCTGATGGTTCTTTAATTGTATTTGATGAAGCGCATGAGCATCCTGCATTTTCTAAAACTGATCTTCTTAAAAACTATCAGTTACCTAGATATATTAATGAACTTTATAACAATGAAGTTGCTAAGATTTTAGATTATTTGAATCTTCCAATTCCTTTAAAAATTGATCTATTAAATAAGCATGGCTTTGTTTATACAGAATTGCCTATAGCTTTAAAAGTTAAAGAACAGGAACAGTTAATTCAAAATGTTCGTAATCTTCAAAAGGCAGCACTTGAGAAAGCCAAAGAGGATATTTTAGATATCGGTCGTTCTTTAACTATGCATCGGCATTTCGGTTTTGATATTGTTTTAGTCACTCAAAAACCTGATTTATTAAACGCATTTGTAAAAGCTGCAACTTCTGAGCATTTAATCCTTCGTCGTCTTTTTAAGATGCAGTTAGCGATTATTTATTCTTATTCTGAGATTCAGGATAGTTTTGGTAATGCTACTCGCAAAAATGCCTTGTCTTGGAAGATATGGTTTTTTCCTAAACGTCTTTTTAAATATTATATTTCAGCAGAACAGCATACAGCCAAAGCTTCATTGCCTTGGGGTTTGAAAGTTCCCATTCTTCTTTTTGCTTGTCTTGTTATTTATTCTCTTTATAGAGCTTATTCTTCTCAATTTGGCTTTTTTAAAAACTCTGCTCAAGCTGAAATCGTTCCTGCTGCTCAAGTTGCTTCAAATGCACCACAAACTAATGTACAGCAACAGCAGAAGCCACAACCACAGCCAATTCAAGACTTATCTAATATCTGTAGAAAAGCTGTGAATATTGAAACGCCTGAATGTACAAAATGGTTTGATGACATTTCAAAAGGTGGCTTGTCCGTTTCTTCAACTGGAGAGGTTAAGAAGTATATTTATGATCCTTCAAAGCCTTATGATTTTGAATATTTCCCTGAAGAAGTAAGTCCAAGTGATTTCCCAAGAATGTCAGGTGTGATAAAGCTATCCAGTGGTAAGCTTGTTGCTGTAGATCAGCAGGGTAACTATATGCTTTCAGTATCTGAAAAGGATTGCAGAAGATGGTTAGATGGTTATAGACCTTTTAATTATTTTGCTCAGAATAATTCATCATCAAATCATTCAAATTCTAGTGAAAAATCTACAGAACGAGTGTCTACGAGTGAACCGGAAAATAAAAATTCCGAGTCTTCTTCTCTCTGATTACAAACTCCCTTATGATCATAATACTTAGAATAAGAGAATCCCGCAGGGTTCGAACTGGAGATTTAGATGTCAAAGTGTTTGATATGTGGTAAGCATATTTTAAAAGAAAATTTATATGATCATTTGAAGTCTGATCATTCGATTAAAAATTTGCCTATAAAATTTATTTTAAAATAATTTTTTTGTATTAATTATTTCTTTTATGTATACTCTGTATATACGCAATATATACAGGGTTTTTTTATGGAAGTTCAATATCCAATTCGTGTTGATAAAGATTTAAAAGATCATTTTATTTCTGTTTGTAAGACTAATGAATCTACTGCTGCTCAAGAATTAAGAAAATTTATGAAGGATTATATTAAGAAAAATAATCAGCAAGATTTATTTAACGGTAAAAAATGATAACATGACAACATAAAAACAATAGACGAAAAAAAACCCATCTTGGCGGGCGGGTTCTTTTCGGTCTGTGTACTGCTAACACATAGGAATATTATAAATGAATGCTGCTACAAGTCAAATTTTGGGGTCTCTTGGTATACTTACCAAATCTCACTCCGCAATTGATCAAAACAGGCTCTCTGACTATCTTTTACAAGATCAAGCATCAAAACTCCTTAAACATAAGTTCCGTGTTAAATACTGTTTGAAACGCAAAATCAACAAATCAGAATTAGTTAATGTATTTTGGAATGAATCTACAAAAAAAGCTCATTTTGGTAATGTCATTCGCTGTGGCTCTGTTTGGGTTTGTCCTGTTTGTGCAAAAAAGATCACTGAAAAGAGACGTACTGAGCTTGCTTTAATTAATGAACGTTGGAAAAAAGGTATTACTCTTTATTCTCCAGTAGCTCAAGATAAAAATTTTATTGGTGCTCCTGTTTTTATTCCTGAAATTGTTCAGGGTTACACTTATTTAATTACTCTCACTAATCCGCATTATGCTCAAGATCGCTTGTCTGATCTTCGTGAAAAACAAAAAGAAGCTATGAAGAAGTTTTTTTCTGATCGTAAAGGTCGTTATATTTTTGATCATCTTATGGGTAAGCGTTTCCATGTTACTAACTATGAAGTTACATATGGTCAAAATGGTTGGCACCCTCATCATCATATTTTAGTTTTCTCTGATAAATATCTGTCAATTCATGAATTTAATGAATTACATGAAATTATGTCCGATCACTGGAGATCTTCACTAGCTGCTGTCGGTATTCGTAAAGTTAAAGAACATGAAAAGTTTATTGCTTGTGATTTTCAAGACGGCACTTTTGCTGATCAATATGTCGGTAAATGGGGTATTGAGCATGAAATGACTAAAGGTCATGTTAAAAAAGGTCGTGAAACTTTTACACCTTTCGATTTACTTAGGCTATCTGAAAAAGATGATTTAATTTTTCAAAAGCAACCTTCTAAACTTTTTCAAGAATTTGCAATTGCATTTAAAGGTGCTAGACAGCTTTTTTTCTCACGTGGTCTTAAACATGCTTTTGCTATTAAAGATATTTCTGATGATCAAATTGCTGATTCTGTTTTAGATGAAGCTGAATTTTTAACACATATTGAAGATATGGCTTTTCATTTACTTTGTAAATATAAAAAACGAGCACAATTTTTAGACTGTATTACTCAAGATAAAATTAATGGTGTTGTTGGTAATGGATCTGCTGAATCTCTTATTAGTTCTCTTGCTGAATATGAGATTTTAATACTGGAAGAAATCAATTCTATTGAGGTTTCTATTCCTAAATTTTTTGATGAACTTCCTCCAGTACTATTTGATTCTTTTACTTTAACTTAATTTTTCCATCCTCTGCATGTGCTTTTTTAAATGATTCATTTATGAGTTCATGCAGTATTTCACTTTCCTTCATAACCCCCATTTTTAAATCTAATCTCTGTCTGTTTACTTCTTGTGACAGATCCATTAGTGATTTTTCCTCCTTCTTGTTTATTCTCAGATAAGCAGAAATCATTTACTTTTCAACCTTTTATACACCTTAAATAATTTAGTTTATCAATTTGATAACTTGATGTATTGACAACATGACAACATGACAACATGACAACATACTTATTGTACAAATTTTATTAACCGTATAAATACATAGGTAAAAAAATGTCAATTAAAACTCTTGTTGAACACGCTCAAATTAAATCTGGTATGAAAAAAGACGGAATTACTCCTTATTTTTTTATTGAGGTACAGGAAACTGTTCGTAAATACATCAATGCTGATAAACCTCAAGATTTAGCAACACTCTCTGCTCTTTCATCAACTGGTGAAATCATTCCTCAACTTGTTCTTCATTCTAGAAATAATGGTTTGATTTTTTCATCACAAGATTTGAATTAAATCTGGATTTTAAAAAATGTCATACGTTTGCGAAGTCGTAAATGCTGCAACTCAGGCGTGTGATCAGTGGGTTGTTTACAGTCCATTCCTACCAGAACTTACTGATGAAGCCAGAGATGAACTCATTAAGTATGTTCTGAAAATGTTTGCTGGAGTTTTCATTATTACTCGTGTTCTCCAGATAGCAAAAAAAGCACGTTAACTTAACAAAAAGGAGAATCCCATGGGATTACAAAACGTAGAAAAAATTGAAACTCAACAAGTTCACCAAAAAACTTGGTTTCAAAAATACTGCCCAACTTTCGCTACTGCGGGTGCTGCTACTGCTGCTCTTGTTGCATCAACAAGTTCTAATGCTTTTATTAAAGCTGCTGATGTGACTACAGCTACTACTGCTGCCGGTGGTGAAGAAGTTTTAAGCTCTACAGGAATTTGGGTACTAACCATTGTTGTTGGTATGGCGATTTTTGGTTTGGTTATTTCTGCAATCAAAAAGAAATAAAACTCTCCATAATTGTTTTAGGTGCAGATCATGTCAGTTGAGTCTTTTTTAAATTATTTCATTCTCTGCGTGATCTGCGTCGCTTTATATAGGGTCTTAAAATAATGAGAATTTCTATTTTATTATCCTTTCTTCTCGTTTTTTCAATTACACAAGTTTATGCAGGTGCCGCTGAAAAGTGGGAATACGAACCTGTCATGAAAAATATGAATATTGAAGTTAAGGCGCATAAAGTCGACCAGTACGGTGCTGCTGTAAATGATTATGAATACAATACAAAAATAGATCCAAAAACTGCTGCTAATAAAACTAAAGCCGGTACTGTTGG